TCATTTTCCTTCACTTCATTAATAATCTTTTTGGTTCTACTTCTGTCCGGATTAATTAGATCTTGCAACTCTGAAGTAGACCCAACGTAGATCGCATTTGTTGTATTATGGTTATGCACGGTCTCGTCTTTGTTAACATCCTTGACCTGCTTATGTAGATCCATAAGATCTTTGTTTATATCAGCCACCGTTTTAAGGAGTGTGGCGACGACCTCATATGCCCTTGGCGCATCTCCCTCAGAAGCCACTTTAAGTATACCATCTATCGCCTCTTTACCATCGCCAAGAAGTTCGTAAAGATTTGTACGTATTTTGTTGTAGTCTTTTTCTGAGTCATCCATGTCCACCTTTATTTCTTTTCTACTTTGCATTAACTCTTTTTTCATTTCTTCTGGCTTTTTTGCTTCAAATGAAGTGTCTAGAGCTTCTGAAATTTTATCACTCATCATGTACCTTTCTATCAGTTACCGGACCCAATAATTTCGGGCCCGAGATATTCTGGATAATTGTTATCGAAATATCTGACCAATCTATCTCGTATAACGGGGTAGTCTTCCAATTCTGTGGTTAATGCGAACCAATATGCCCAGTGACTGGCATAATTTCTAAAGTAATTAATTTCAAGTGCATTCAATTCTAACGCATCTGTATTACTTAGCGGACCACCTTCATACTGGAATGAAATTACAGGAACAACTGGTTTTACTTCACCATGTCGTTTAAATATGGCATCACATACCTCTATACATCTTTGCGCTCTAGTACCATTACGCACTCTGATATCCGCATCAGAACCTTCTGCCTCTTTATGGTATAGCCCGGGACTTAAGAAATCAAGAGAATCGAAGAGTGTTTTCCCTTCATATTCAACACTAGAGGTAAATACTTGATTATTGAGTTGTGTTTTGACACTATCATCAACAAATCTAACATCACGACCCTGACCTAATCTCCATAGCCCAAATTTTGCCTGTGGTAAAAATTCTCGGAGAATATTTATTCTCCTTATTACACCTTGAGTCCACCAAGTTAGATCTTCTAGAGATTCAGTAGCCGCCGATCCAAGATTTACTGGTTTTTCCCAATCTAGAAGAATCCACCCTGTTGTATTCTCATTAAGATATGAACTTCTGACTACAGTCGGATCTTCACCGAATTTTTCTACCCAATCTTTAACATTTTGAGAAATGCTGCTAAAACTTGCACTACCTGCAAGATAATCAATTACTACTTTCCTAAATTCTTCATCTGTTTGATTCTTATACGCCTCTTGATCGGAGGTAATATTAAATGCCCCTTGCGAAAAGTAATTCATGCTAAATGGATTTCCATTTTCTACTAGAGAGGGAATCCATGGAAAATCATTGGTTCCACCACCGACCACTATGGATGGTGCTTCCGAAGGATTTGGATCAACATCTGTAGGATCGGTTATGATATTTGATCCCGGAACTAAATCTGGATAAGTGCCGTGGAATTGTGTTTTTTCCATGACTAGACCATTTGGCATATAATATTTAACACCACCAAATGCATGTGTGTGGTAACCAACAGTGGTTTCTCCCTCTCTGATTGCAGTGGGATCTGGACTAGCTGCAACGGCGCTTTGTGGGGTAGTGTATAATGGATAATAACCATCAATTGCAAATGGACCAAATATTGGGTTTAAATTAATATCAATTGCATTATCATTTACTGGATTTACTGGATCCCGATCATCTGGTTTTTCAACACTTCCCGGTCTATCGGTATCTGGAGAAATTTGTGTTTCTGTAAAGAAATTCAGATTTGATGTTTCGATCATCGGAGTATTTTTTTGATTACCATAAATGTAAGTCTTCGCTATAAAACTGAAAGTGGTTGTAATACTTCTTGTTTCTGAAAAATCTCCCTCATAAATTTCAGAAATACCTGTACTTGTAAGAATAATAGGAACGTTGACCCTTTTATTGATACCAGTGAAGTTCATAGAAATAATAAACTCTGGTGCAAATATGGGTAAGATTTGTTCTACTAGCTGTAAATTTTCTTCGATATTTCTGGTAAAGGTATACAATCCAAAGTTTATGAGGTATGGAACTTCAGCATAATTATACCCAGCATTCCCATCACTGTCAGTGGACCCGGATGTTTTTCTTAGTTTATTAGCTTTTCTAGTTGGATCATAGCTCATACCCAACATCTCAAAGCCCATTCTAGGTAAAGTGATACGTGTTCTGGTAGTATCTGAAATTGTACTAACTTCTTTGATTCGTCTTATGAACTTTTCTTTTGGTCCATAAGTCAGAGGAACTCTGTCTTTTTCGATCATCCCACCATCTTTATTATATTTGGCAACGTACATGTCATTAAAAAGATTACCGAATCCAACGACCAGTTTTCTTAAAGATTCATTGTTATAATATTGGAACACTAGTAATTACCTCCAGAAAATGGGTCTCTGTCAGAAAAATCGATCAGATTATCTTGTTCTACTTCTAATTGTAAATCTTCATTGTCGCCCTGAAGAGTTTCGCTTTCGCTATTGATTTGACTAAAGAAGTCTGCATTACCAGTTCCACCAACAAACCTTTCAGCATTACTTTCGGTTCCCTTAATTGCAGATGTTGTAGCTGATGTTACGAATGATCCATTAATATTTCCAAGAGTTAGTTGTAAAGTTTGGCTATTCCAATTAATAACTTGACCAGTTGCTGTCGCTTCATCTATGTTAGTATACTCACCATACGTATTACCAACTTGGAATACAGTTTCCCCTTCTAAGAACTCGGATATTGTATTTGGACTCAGGGTCGGTGC